ATTTTTAAGTTTTTTTTAGTAATTGATTATCTCACCGTTAGGTTTCTTGTTCTGATAACAAAGTAATCAATTATAACCTAAATAATAGAACTTTCGTTCCAAACACACCATTATTTAGATTAACGATAGATCATATGCATGGTAGAGTTGCATCACTATCATCTTATAATATTGTCTATTTTTTATATCATTTTAGACGTAGATAATTGGACATTTTAAATGTGAAAAGGTGTAATATTCTTATTTTATTTTTATAGGTTGCTAATAAACTTTTTTCTGTTTCTAATTTTATATTTTGTATAGATATTATATCGTCTTTTTGTTTCAATTCAGTTTTAAGAGAAATAATAATACTTTTGTTAGTATTAATATTATTTGTTAATTCGTTTATTTTATTATCTTTTTCTTTAAAAATATCTAATTGATATTTTATTATGTCTTTTAATTCGTTTATTTTATTATCTTTTTCTTTAAAAATATCTAATTGATATTTTATTATGTCTTCTAATTCTTTTATTCTATTATCTTTTTCTTTAATTATATTGAGTTGTGAATATGATAATTCTATTTTTTTATCTAATTCTTTAATATTATCATTTGAAATAATTACAACTGATAAATTTTTTAAATTATTATATAATTTATTCATTATGAAATAATAATTATTAAATTAATCATTTTTTAATTAATTTAAAGCAACTGATTTAAAGACATTACTTTTAAATTCTTATATCTTTTTTTTAATCTAATAATAAATAGATTAATGCCTCAAAAAAAAATAGTTAAATTAAGTGATAGTGAGATATGCGATAAATGGATTAAAAATAAGAGTATAAATCCAGAAACATCGCGAAAAATAAAAGAAACAGGACCTGTATATAAAAAACTTGTTAAAAAATGTATTAAAAAACAGTCTATACCTATTCCTCCTAAACCAAAACTAATTCCTGAAGTAGTGGAACCTAAAATAATTTCAAAAGATTCTGATAATTCATTTAAATCAGCAATGTCTTCATTAAATAGTGAAAATAAAAAAACAAAAGCATATAAAAAAATATATAAATTATTTATTCCTTATATTAAACGCACATCTGCTAATATAATTGATCGCGTTAATTATTATGTTATATTAAAAAATTATTTATTATCTATTAAAGAATCTAATAATTGCGTAAGATTATATAATATTGACAGTAAAACAAAAAAACCAATATATAGAATTGGAAATAAAATAATATTAGATAAACAAATAGGTTCAGCAAGTGTACATGGGATAGTATTTTTATCACATTTTAAATCAAATATTAAATATGGTAATAAATATGATAAATTAAATAAATTTGCTATAAAAATTACAAATCAAAATATAACTAATAAAAAAGAAATAGATATTTTAAATAAATTAACAGACCTTGTTATTAATTTAAAATGTCCTCATTTTCCTATTACCTATGGCAATTTAAAATGTATGAATCCAAAAATACAAAGTAATAATTCAGATGATTATTCAATTGCAAGAGAAAAAAAAAATAATAAACAATATCTACCAGATTTGGTAAATAATAATAAAACATTATTTATTCAATTAAATGAATTGGCAGGAGGTGATTTAAATTCTAATTTTGAAATTCCTCAATTAAATAAAGATAAATTAAATACAATTACCCAAATTTATATATCAATTATGTTTTTCCATCATTATACTAACTATTACCATAATGATACACACGGAGGTAATTTTCTATATCATCAAATAAAACCTGGCGGATATTTTCATTATAATATTTATGGTGTAGATTATTATCTTGAAAATAAAGGTTATTTGTGGGTAATTTGGGATTTTGGATTGATTAAACCATTAACTACTAAAAAACCAATTATAAATGATTATGATTTTTTATTAAGTGCATTGAGGTACTTTAAACCTGAATATACAAGTAATGAATATTATATTATTAAAAATATAAAATATATATTAACTAAATATGAAAATATAAATAATCATATTATGTTAGAAATTTTAAATAAAGAATTATTAAATTATTTTCTTACAAATGTACCTTCATTTACAACTGTAAAACCATCTAATATTATTAATAAAACTCCTTATATTATTAAAATTAGTTCTTTGAAACAACAACAAGAACAACAGCAAGAGCAACAGAAACAACAAACTAAATTAAAAAAAATTTTAAATTATATTGATACATACATTTTAAAAAAGAATAATTGATTAGAAACAAATGAACTAATCAATTATTAATTTTAACTAAATTTATTATTTCTTTTAATATTCCATTAGTATCTTTACCTTAAATTAATAAATTTAATTCTGGATAAAATGAATATCCTTTTTTACCATTTTCATCAGTTAATTTAATATTCATATTTGTATTTTGAATTATATTTATTGTTTCCATTTAAAGAAATCTTAATAATCTCTTTAAATCATTTTTAATTAAATTAATAGTAATTAAGAATAAAAATGAAAAGATTTTAAAATTTAAATATTTATAAATGTCTGAAGCTCATTTAAAACTATTTATTAATGATTTGTCTTATGTGGCATCATTACCTATTAAAACTACAATGAGTACTATTTCTTATTATACTAATTTGAGTGAAGAATTAGAAAGTGATAAAGCTTTAATTAGTTCTCTTAAAACTGAATTGAAACTAAAGGACGATATAATATCTATGCAAGATATAAGATTAGAAACTGAAAGAAATTTATATTTCGTTCAAAGATCTGAAATAGAAGAAAAAGATGAAATAATATCAACTTTAATAAAAAATGAAATCGCAAAAAATGAAGTTGTAATGATGAGTCTAATGAAACTTTCACAACAGAATGCATATTTAAATGAAGAATTGGAAAAAGAAAGAAGTTTAACAGCTTCTTTAAAAAAAGAATTAGAAAAATCATCAAATACGAATAGATGTTCTAATTGTTTCATAAATAATATTACTATTAATGTTCCGTGTCAGCGTCATTCATATTGTATATCCTGTATGATTGAAAAAAATAATTGCATTGTATGTAAAAGTTATTTAATGTTTCATAAGAAAATTTAAAATAATATTTTTGTTATTTAAAGAAATCTTAATAATCTCTTTAAATCATTTTTTAAATTAAATTAATAGTAATTAAGAATAAAAATGAAAAGTTTTTAAAATTTAAATATTTATAAATGTCTCATTTAAAACTATTTATTAGTTGTTTATTTGATTTTACTTGTTTCTTATTTGAAATAATTATATATCTATTATGTTATTACATAAATCTAATTTTAGAAAAAGAAAGAAATCTTAATTCTATTCTTAAAACTGAATTAGATGAAAAAGAAGATATTATATTTACCTTAAATATAAGATTAGAAACTGAAAGAAATTTATATTTCGTTCAAAGATCTGAAATAGAAGAAAAAGATGAAACAATATCAACTTTAATAAAAAATGAAATCGCAAAAAATGAAGTTGTAATGATGAGTCTAATGAAACTTTCACAACAGAATGCATATTTAAATGAAGAATTGGAAAAAGAACGAAAACTATCTTATATTTCTTTGGAAAAATATGAATTAAATAAAGCTATAATTGAAACTTCAAATTATAAAATGATTTTAAAATATGCGAATGAACGAAATCGCCATTTATTAGACTGTTACAAAATTCTTAAAAATGAAATAAATGAAATACAAGAAATTATGAATTCTTATATTTGTGATCTAAAATCTCAAATAAATATAGATTTAGATATATGTTCCAATTGTTTAATAAATAAGATTACTATAAATATACAATCTTATTGCAATAAATGTCTAATTAAAAAGAATGATTGTTATTTGATGTTTCATAAGAAAATTTAAGATAATATTTTGTTATTTATATTAAATAGATTTATAACTATTATATGATAATAGCAATAAATAATGAATTTTATATAATATTATTTATAAATGGATATATAACATTCATATTTTTAAATTATTTTTATGATATAGATAAAATAATTTATAAAAATACTTATGATATTATTACATATTCATCATATTATTTAATTAAATTTAGTTATATTTCTATTGATTATATTATAATAGGTTTATCTAATTTTTTTAAATTTATTTATGAAATAATTGAATATATAATAAATTTTAATTTAAAATCTCAATTAAATAAAGAAAAATTAATAAATGATGAATTGAGATTAGAAATAGATAAACAAAAAATTATAAATTTAAAATTAAATTATCAATTAAATAGTTATTTAAATCAAAATAATTATAAATGCTATATTTGTTATGAAAATAAAATATCTAAATGTTGTTTCCCGTGCGGTCATGTATATTGTGATATATGTATAGCAAAAACTAACAAATGCTATATTTGTAGAAATGACATTTCATCTCTAATTAATATCTATTTATAAATATATTTAAAAAAACTTCTATAAAATCCTTATATATAATTTTTTATTTTTGTTATATATAGAATGGATGAAAATCTTAATTTATTGACTAAATGCTATATTGTGAATTGTAATAAAGAATTTAAAAAAAGAGAAACACTTAGAAATACATGGGTTGAAAATTCTAATAAACTTTATCTTGATTTTATAAATAAAATTATTACTAGAGAAGAATTTGATTCAAAAATTACTAAATTAGATAATAATTATCATAATTCTATTGAAAAAATAAATTTACATAAATGTGAAATTGATAAATGTTATAATTTAGTTAAAAATCATTTAGATTATTTATCAGATAAAAATAAAATAAAAAAGAAAGATAATTATAATATTAATGATTATCTTAAAATTCTTAATATAAATAGACAAAAAATTATTTCAATGATGAATAAAAAATAATTGATTTTATTTATTATTTTAAATAATAATGAATGAATTAGAAGTTGTTAGAATATGTGATAAATGTAAAATTATAAAACCTATAAATCTTTTCTATAAATATAAATATTGTAAAAAATGTCATATTATAGATTATATAAATATTCAATTATCTAATGCTCGTATTGCTAATCATTTAAATTTATCAATTGATGAATTTAATAATATAATAAATACTAATCATATTCAAAATTATAATATAAATTCTAGTTCAATTATAAATAATAATATTATTAATGATTATTTAGATGAAAATTAATTTAAAGAAATATTAGTAATCTCTTTAAATCATTTTTGTTCCATAATAATTCTATTAGATATTGAAGTTGATTGTTTAATAATTTTGCTGACTTCTTCAAATGTCATATTATTAACTTCAATATAATCTCTAACTTTTTCATAAGATTTATTAATATTATTAAATACAATTCTAATATCTTTATGAACTGGCATTCCATATTTATTATAACTAAAAATCATAAATTCTTCAAATGATGGAAAATGTTTAATTTTCATATAACATCTTAAATAATCTGCATAAAAACTTTTTTGTTTATCAAATGCAACTTCATTAATTTCTTCACTTATTTTTTTCCAATTTTCATTATAAACAGGTCTAAACGTTTTTAATGAAATTTCTAAATAAATATCTTTCTTAATATCATAATCATTCAATTCATCTTTATTATAAATCTTAATTAAATATTTTGTTTTAACGTCTTTATTATAAATATCTATAATTTCTTCTCTTGTCTTATTTTGAAAATAATATGGATATTCTTCATTATTATAACATTCATCTTTAGATTTTAATATAGCAATAGGAATACCATCAATATCATTATAAAATAATCGTTGAAGTTTTAAACGCATTTCATAATCAGCGGCAATAGTTGATGATTTTTTTTGCAAATAATTCTTAATTTTTCTATAATCTAAATCTTTTTTATTATCTTTAACTTCTTCTTTTATTGAACTACCAAAAAAAGTTTTAATTATATAATCCATTATTTATAAATATATTTATAAATTATATTTATATATTTAAATATTTAAATTATTTTTTTGAATTATTATACTAGAATGAAGGATTATAATCGCTTATTAAAAGAATGTTATAATAAAAAATGTAAAAGTGAAGTTAAGTTATTAAGTAAAATTGAGAAAAACAGAAATAATAAGATAGAAAAACTTATTGATAATTATTATAATAAAAAAATATCAAAAAAAGAATTCATTACAGAAAGTAAAAAAATAGAAAATTATTATTATAATCAAAAAAAAACAATAAAATTATTACAATGTCAATTAGATAAATGTTTTGAATATGCTAAAAATATTATACATCAATTATCACATAAAATAAAATATGATAAAAAAGATATTTATCTAGTTGATGAATATATAAAAATATTAAAAGAACATAGTTATTATAATTCTACTTTAATTACACCACCCGAAAATATAAATACAGAAAATTATAATAATACTATTAATATTCTTAATAAATTAGATAAATTATTAAAAAAATGAATTCTCAAGATATTTATAGAATAAGAAAATAATATTTAATCATCATCATTTATAAATTGAATTTTAGGTTTTTTATAATTTTTAATATCATCATATTTATTGATTACGCATTCTTTGCATAATTGCCTATATCCTTTACTAAATATTGGATTATAATTAAATGAATTACATATAATACAATATAATTTATTTGTAGATTGTTTTTCTATTATAGGAATATTATATATAATATCACAATTAATTTTATTTTGAAAATTATTATAATTATTTTTTAATATAATATCATCTTTATATTTTTGAAAAAAATCACAAGGTTCCGGTATATATAAATTATTATCTGAAAAATCTATCCATTTAGTATTAGTTAATGAACATTTAAACCAAAATCATTATTTTTTGATAATAAAACTTCACAAGGTAAATTACATTTACATAATGGTCTATCAATTATATCAATATCATTAAAATCTTTAATATAATTTCCTTTAGTATATTTACCTCCAGATATATTATAATTATCATTATTTTTATGTATATGCATAAATCTTTCAGTTATGCGATTTTCTAAAAATAATGATAAAGTTTTATCAATATCATTATTTTTAATTTCTTTTTTAATATTATCAAAAGTAAAATTATTTAATTCTTCAATTAAACCTAATTTAATTCCTGTATGATATTGAATAAATATATTATTTTGTATAACATCATATAAACCAATTAATTCTACATTTTTAAAATCACTTGTATTTTTACCTCCATTACCTTCTAAATGTTCATTAAATCTTCTAAATAATCTTAATGTTTCGCCAATATATATATCATTAAATTTATTATCTGTATTTTTTAATACATATACCCACTTTTTACCCATTATTATTAAAAACTATTTAAAGACTTTTTTAAATAATCCTTAAATATCTTTTTTAAATAAGATGTAAAAAACAATTATTATAATAGATAGGTAATGAAGTTTTTATATTTATTTATGCTATTTAAAGAAATATTATTAACATTTGCTTTAATAAATATAAATGTTGATACAACTGGGTTGCTTATTCCTTATAGTATAGGTGCATTAGGATATATAAAGAAAAATTTAAATATTTGTGATTACCATTTAACAGGAATTTCTGGTGGGTCATTTGCATCTGTTATATATCATTTAGAAGATGATATATCAAATCACGATAAATTATGGAATAAATTATTAGGAAATGATAATTATGTTATAAAAGCAAATAAAAATATGGAAGAATTTCAGCAAATTATTAAATATAATATTATGAATAATTATAAAACTGTTGATATAGATAATATACCTATTTCAATCATTGTATCAAATATTAATAATTATAAAATTACTAATAAAAAAATAGATAAATTTTCAAATCTTGAAGAATTGATAGATTATTGTATATGTAGTTCATATATTCCTTATATTTGCGGTAATACTTTTTCTAAAAATTATAATAATAATAATTATATTGATGGTGGTATATTTAAAAATTTACGTCATTTTGATTGTATAGATAAATGCGAAAGAAGTATTTATATTCATACAAAAATGGCAAATCGCGTATTTGACTTAACCGATTATTTATATTTAAATAAAACTACATCTAAAAAATTATTTGATTACGGTTGGAATGATTGTAAAAAGATATTTAAAGACTTTCATAAATAATCCTTAAATATCTTTTTCTTTAATATTTATTAAAATTTAAAAAAATCTTAAGTTGATTGTTGAGAAAATGGAATATAGAATTTAAAATTTTTATTTTTATAATCAATAATAAATCTATTATTTTTAATAAAATTTTTAAAATTAAAATTTATCTTTTTAAATTTATTTACAATTTTGAAATTATTTAATTCTATACCACCTGAATATTCATTATAATTATTATTATTTTTAATTGTTCCATCAAATCTATTTATATAAATTGTTGATGCAATATAATTATTATTTTTAAAATTTTTAATATATTCTGGAAAATATATGCAAATATAAGTTTCATTTATATCATCAATTATTATAGTATCATTAATAACAATTTTAACATATTTCATTTTTACCTTTTGTATATTAAAAACAAATAATCAATTTTTATTTAAAGACTTTCATAAATAATCCTTAAATATAAATACTTAAAATTAGAAATGCCAAATAAAAAGTTAAATTGAATGATATAGAAATTTGTAATCAATGGTTAATAAATAAAAATATTAATCCTGAAACATCAAGAAAAATTAAAGCTTATAAAAAAATAATATAATAATTATACAATATTATAAAATAAAATGAACCCATATAATCCTTACATACCAATATCATCAATTTCTAATATACATCTTAATCCTTTGTATCTATCAAATATTGGTAAATTATTTATTTTATGTAATTTCTCATAATTTTTAATTAAATTAGATTTATAAGATTGATAACTTAAAATATTTATTTTCTTTATATCATTTCTATTTCTAAAATCATATATAATAAATGATATACTTAATGTTTTAGTTTCATCAAATGCTTCTTCATAATTTCTTTTAATTTTATCATATGATAAAAGATTTGCAATATGATTATCTATTTTTAAGATATTTTTATTTGTTCTTTTTGTAGTATTTAAAAAATCAATTGATTTCATAATCAATTTATTTTTATTATAAATATATATAGTATCAAGTGATTTTGAATTATCATAACAAGCACATTTAATATAATCAATATTTTTTATTTTTTTTATTTTATTTAAAATTTTATTATCAACATTATTAAATATTTCTGGATAAAATCCATTTCTAATTTCATAAAAAACTAAATAAAAATTATAATATAATATCTCTTTCGTTTCATCATTAACAATTATAGATGAACTTAATATAATATCATCAAGTATCTTTTTATTTTTTCAAAAATATCTGATATTCTTTATATTAAATAAAATGATTTAAAGAAATTCCCAAATAATCTTTAAATATATTAAATCTTTTTATTTTCATCAAAAGATAATAATAATGTTGTTAATTTATAATTCAAATAATGTTTTTGTAATATAAAAAATGATTAGATATATTAGTTTTTTAAATATACCTAAATAATGAATAATATAATAAGAATTCCAAATATTTGTAATTATCAGCACCAAATTATTAATAATGAATTAGTATTAACTCCTATTTCAATTTTTAGATTAATTAGTTTAGATGAATTAGTAAATTTAAATTTAACTAATTCTAATATTATTGATTGTATTATAACAGATAATGATAATGAAATTGTACCATTACTTAATAATACTTATCGTAGAATTTTAATTAGTATATATAGAACATTACCAGCATCATTTATATTACAAAATACAACATTTAATATAAAATTAACAAATGAATCTGGATATAGAGGCTATACTTGGCATCCAGAAATAAATATGTCTATTCAAGGTAAAGATTCAAATGGAACATTTAAAGAAATTATAAGAATGATAAATCTTAATAATTATAAAATAGATATTAAAATTGATTTATTTAATAATGAAAAAATTAATTATAGAAATTATTGATTTAAAGAAATTCCCAAATAATCTTTAAATATTAATTTCAATAATTATAAAAATTGATTATGATTATTTTTTTTAAATATATCTAATTATGAAAGGATATATTTATATTAGGACTAATGAATGGTGTGAATTAAAAAATATTTATAAAGTTGGTATAACTAAATCTATAAAAGATAGAAACAATTCTTATATTACTGGTGAAATTATACGAGGTAAATTTATAAAAATTTTTGAATTAGATTTTAATGATAATGATAATAAGAATGATAATGACAAACAATTAAAATATATTGACAATATTATAAAAATAAAATTTAAGAAATTAAATGTTTATTTTGATGCAGGAACTGAATTTTATGATATTACTATTATTAATAAAATTGATGATTTTCTATTAAAAAATAATATTAAATTTAAATTAGTTAATGAAGATGAATTAAAAAGACTTAATCGCAAAAATAAATATTTATTTAATGATATTATTAATAAATATTTAGAATTTAGAAAAATAATTCCTAAAAATCATCAATTAGAAATTTTAAACAATATTGATGATTTCTATTTAAATAATAATATTGGCAATTTAATTTGGACTTGTGGTCTTGGTAAATCATTAATGTCTATTTTAATTATACAAAAACTCAATTTTAAAAAAATTATTATTGGTGTTCCTTCCTGTTTTCTTCAATGTCAATTTGCTAATGAAATTATTCAAATATTTCCAAATAAAGCTAATATATTTATTGGTTCTTCTACTGATAAAAATATTAATATTAAATCATTTCTTTCTAAAAATACAGATGAACCATTATTTATTATTACTACTTATCATTCATGTCATTTATATATAAATGAAGATATTATATTTGATTTTAAAATTGCTGATGAATGTCATCATCTAGTCGGCAAAAATGATAATCCTGATAAACATAAATTTATCCTTTTTCATAAAATTAATTCATTAAAAACATTATATATGACCGCAACTATTAAAACTATTGATGATAATGATAATAATGGCAAATGTTATTCTATGAATAATGAAAAAATATTTGGAAAAACTATTGATGAAAAAACGTTTAAATGGGCTATTGATAAAGAAATGATTACTAATTATAAAATTATTATTATTGAAAATCAATTTCACGAATTAATGGAAATTAAACATAAAATTTCTTCAACAATTTCAAATAAAGAATTATTTATATGTGTATATTTAACTCTAAAATTATTAACTATTTTTAAAGAAAATTCACCTAGTCATATATTAATATATACTAATGAAATTAAAGATGCTGAATTAGCTAATAATTATATTAAAGAAATTTTAAGTTATGATATAATTGATATTAATAATGATGATTTATATTATAATTCTTTACATAGTCAGGTAGAAAATCCTAAAATTATTGAAGATGGTCTTAAAGAATTTCAAAAAAAGAAATATGGCATTATCTCTTGTGTCCAATTATTCGGCGAAGGTATTAATTGTCCTATTATTGATGGTATAACTATCGCATGTAATATGATTAGTAAAATTAAAATAGTTCAATATTTATTGAGAGCTAATCGCCTATTTCACAAAAAACCAGATAAAATAGCTTATTATAATATTCCTTATTTATCTAATGAAAATTATTTGAATATTAGACATATAATTAAACAATTAGCAAATGTTGATGAAAGTATAGAACAAAAAATTATGGTTTCTCAAATATCTAATTCTAAACCTTCATTACCTCTTGAAAAACCATCATATGAATTTATAAGTAATCCTGATTTATTATTGAAAATTAAAATGAAATTAAGAAATAGTAAAGATTTAACTTGTGATTTTACAGAAGAAGAAAATGAATATAATTATATTAAATCTATAAATAAATGTTTAAATTTAACTTGTAGAATTGATTATTATAATTCAAAAGAAAGACACGAAAATTTTATTGAAAATCCTGATAAATATTTCTTAAATAAAGGCGTTTGGATTAATTGGTGCGATTTCTTGGGTTATGATACAAGTTTATTTATACCAACTAAACAAAAATGGTTAAATTTCTGTAAAGAAAAAGAAATAAAAACAATTGAAGATTATAATAAATTATCATTAATTCATATAGAACTACCAAAAGACCCCGAAGACTTCTATAATTCATTTTCAAATATTGCAAATGAATTACAATTATTTAATAATAAAAAAAGAAGATAAAAATATAATTATTTAAGTGTTTCCATAAAATCATTCATATTTTTTGTTCCCATACTTGAATTACAATTTTGGCAAATAGGCTTTAAATTGCTTACTATTGTTTCTCCTCCATTTGCTTCTGCTATAATATGACCGCAATTAAAAGATAATTGAGTTATATCAGTTGATTTACAACATAAACATTTAGATTTTCCAATTTCTTCACCAATATTAGTATTCCAAACAAGTTTTTTAATAGTTGCTGAAATTGATTTTTTTCTTTGCTTTAGGTTTTGTTTCTTTTTTTTTTTACTGGTAATATCTTAATATTATCTAATTCAATTTTAATTTCATTCAATAAATTTTTTCCATCAATCCATTCATAATCGCTTATTTTTCTAATAAAATCAGTAATATCAGTAAAAGAATTAAATTTTAATAAACCTCTATCTAATGTATAAATTTGTTTTAATTTAAAATTTTTAAAATAATTATTATAAAATTCTTGATAATATATATCATCTTTATCTCCAATTAATTCTAATAATTTATTATATATTTCAATTTTTATTGCTGTTAATTCTCTTAAACGTGGATACATTGATAAATAAATATTATCTTGCTGATTTAATTGATTTTGATAATAATCAATTTTAGAATTAATAGATTTAAATATTTGTTTAGACATTAAATAAATAAAAATAAATAAGTATTATATAAATTTATTTATGATTTTTTATAAGTTCTATTAATTCATCTTTTTTCTTCTTTGAATATCCTTTAATTCCTAATGATTTACATTGTTCTTTTAATTCTTCTATTGTTTGTGATTTAGTAGATTTAATTGATGGTGTTTCTTCTTGAATTTCTTCTGTTATATCTTCTGTTAGTTCTTCATTAATAATTTCATTAGTATTTAATATTTCTTGATTTTTTATTGCTTCTTTTCCAAGTTCTTTTAATTGATTATTATAAGTTTCATCAAGTTCTTTAATTTCTTTTTGTAATTCTTCAACTTCATCAAATAATGGTTGAAGATTATTAATTAATTCTTTATCTTTTGGAATTGATATTTTAAAATTTTCTAATTCTGTTTTTTTAATTACTTTTTGATTTGAACCATTATATAATTTATATATATAATCTAAATTAATAATCATATAATAATAAATTAACATATTATTATATTTTTGTGATTTTATTGCTAAACCATTATCAGTTAAATAATATGGTTCTAATATATAATTAATATTTATAGCACCTACACGTGTTAATACAATATCATTTCCTTCTCTATTTGAAATATTATGTTTTCCTATAATTTTTCCACCACCAATAATATCAAATTTACCCTTTACAATATTATTTTTTGGTAAAAATTTACCAGAATTAATTATGCATATATCACCTAATTTCATTTCTTCACATTCGTGATTTTCCTGAATATCTTTAATTTTATTTTTAATTTCTTCTTCTAATTCTTTAAATCTTCTTTCTTTTTGTTGTTTCATATCATAAGGTTTTGAAATCTTATCAATATATTTATTAATTAATTCAGGAGTTTTAGGAATTGGTATTTCTAAATCTTCTAAATATTTTTTTGATATATTTCTTATTGTTGAACCTTTAAAACCATTTTCTAATAAATGCATATTACCATTAAATAAATAATATAAATATTTATTATTTATTGATTTTATTACATAATTATGATCGGAACAACTAAATTTATTATCAATATGAATATTTGCGACACCTCCATTACCAATTATTAAATATTCATCATTATAATCTGCTTCATCGCATTTTTTAATTTTATCACTTGATGTATAGAAATTATATAATCCATTTTCTTTACCATATGATGCTTGTCTTTTACTTTTAGGCATAAATTCACATATATCTTTAATTTTAACTAATTCAAAATCTTCACCTGGAATAATAGAAACTTTATTATAATCTTTTGAATTTAATGATATAGTATCATTCTTTAAGATGTCATCAATAGATACTGATTTTATAAATACTTCTTCAATATTTATAATATCTCCTTTATTATGTTTTAGTTTAATTTCTATTTTGTCATTTTGAATAATTTCAATAAATTCATCTTTTTCATATAGATTAACTTTTAATTCACTGAATTTAATTTCAGTTGTTTTAATATCTCCATCATTATTAAATATTATAATTGAAGTTTTTGTTGAGGTATTCTCAAATTGGTTTTGTGGTACTGATATTATTTCTTTAACATTATAATTTTTCAATAAAACTTTTCTTAATTCCATATATGAACTATCAAAGAATAAACCCTCCTTAATAACTCCAACTGCTGTACCATTTACTTTTAATAAGTCCATAATTAACATAAGAGAACAGGCTTCTTTATCAGTTCCTGTTAATTTATGTTTTCCAGCAAATCTAATAATATCATCACTACAACTATCAACATTAACACATAACTTCTTATAATTTTCAATTTCTGTTTTATTTTCCTTTTTTAATTGATTTGATTGATTATACAATTCCTGAATTCTTTTAATATTATTTTTATCATCATCAAATATATCAATATGTTTAATTAATGATATTACTTTATTAATATCTGTTCGCGGTTTTTTAATTTCTTCTAATATTTTTTTCTTATTCTCAATACTTTCAATACCTTCAATACTTTCAATTATTTTATTTTTAAATATATCAATTTCATTATCAATATATTTAATAATTTTATCTCGTTTTTCTTTTTTTGCTGATGTTGAAATTTTGTCACCGCCATAGGGACTGTTTGTTATAATTAAATCAAACTTTCCAATATCTCTAAAATCGTATTTAAAAGAATTAGTTCTTTTAATATTATTTATATTTGGAAAAATGCCTTTAGATAAACAGAAGAATTCCAATCTTGCTGATTTTAGAACATCTTCATTTATATCAAAATGATAAATATTATCTAATTGACTTTTCCAATCAATTTCAAATTTATTTTTAATTAAATAATCCATATATCCTATAGTAAAACCACCAGAACCTCCAAACATATCAATCATTTTTGGAATAGTTCCATCTGGTTTTAATTGAGGTTTAATTTTATTTAATATAAAATCTACAATGCCTCTATTAGTGAAATAAGCACCTAATTCAGATATTGCTGATTGGTCTCTACCAACGAAATATTCATAAATTTTTCCTGATAATTGTTCTTTTGCTGATTTCTCAATATCTTTAATAGAATTAATTTCATTAATCAAATATTTATAAACATCTGTTTTTAAATCAAGTGGAATAGTATAACCTAATAATAATTTAATATTTTCATTTTCATATATACTATTAAGTGTTTCACTATCAAGAATACTAATTAAATCATCATTTTTATTAGGTTCATTAACTACTTTTAATAAATATGAAAATTTACATTTTTCATTATTTAATCCAATTGTTTCATTTAATCCATAATCTTCAATTTTCATTAATCCATAAAATAAATTAAATACTTTCAATGATGTTAAACCATAACCAATGCCATTATTACGCATATAATTATGTATTTCGTGAATTTTTTCTCTTAAATCATCACTATTAGTAATATCCATATTTAATAATTAATATTTCAATAATATTATATCAATTTTTATTCAAAGAACTTCCTAAATAATCTTTAAATATAATAAAAATAAATTAAATGATTATCATAATAAATGTAAAATAATGCATTATTATATGATAATTACTACCATCATTATTAATTTTTTTTATTTTTCATCAAAATCTAATAATAAGTTTAATAATTTATTATTAGCTTCTATAAAATAATGTTACTATTACATCTAATAATAACATTATTTAAAAAAAGATATTTAAAGAAAATCCAAAATAATCCTTAAATATATTTATCAATTTGTAGAAAGTTATTTAAAGAAATTAAAAAGAATTTTTTAAATCTTTTTTATCATAATTACATTTTAATAATAATCTAGATAATTTATAATTCAAATAATATTTTTTAAATAAATGTGGTATATATTCTGTTGAAATCATTGTTGATATATATTTATTATTTTCATTATTTTTAATATAATAATTATTAGCTTCTATAAAACTATTAAATGATTTACAATCGCAAATAATACCAATAGTATTAATATTACAAATACATAAATATACATCATTTGATAAAATAAGTCCCATTATTTTTAATAATCTAATATTAAATTAGCTTTAAAACATATTATAATGAATTATAAAAAAATAATATCATATATTTATGCATTATTAGCAGTTGGTTATGGAACATTTTTTTGCATTACTTATATTTATATTAATATAAAAATATTAAGAGAATATAATTATCTAAAAACTACATTTGCTATAATTAAAAAAAATACTTGTTATGATAAAAATGATTGTGATTCATATATTGAATATACAGTTAATAATATTAAATATTCTAATGTTATTATAACATCAAATAATTTTAAAGTAGGTGATAAAGTTGAAATAAAATATACACCAAATAATCCTAATGAAATATATTTTTATGGAAATTATCATATATATGCATTTATATATATAATTTTATTAATTATTTTCATATTATTATTATGGATATTTATATTTATTATTATTATATTTCCAAATATATATATATTCCTAATTTATGCAATTATTGCAACTATACTTATATCCTATTATATTTATTATATAATTTATAATCATTATTATAATATAGAGTATTATTATAGATATTCTTATAAACACCATACAACAGGAATAATTAAAAGTCATGATTTTTGTGATAAAATTGATTATGATGATGATAATATATTATGTAATACTAATATTGAATATTTAATAGATGATGTTAAATATAATGTTAAAATTATAACATTTTATTATAAAGTTGGTGAAAATGTTAAAGTATATTATAATGAAAATAATCATAAAGACATTAGAATTTATGATAAAAATATAAATAAACGATTAATAAAATTATTTATATATTTATTTATATTAATATTATTATGGTTTGTCCTAATATTCTATATTTATTTAATATTTAAAAATACATATAATAAAAGATTTTTAAAGAAAATCCAAAATAATCCTTAAATATATTTCTCGGTTTGTAGAAAGACGTATGCCAAAGTTATAAATAATATCATTCCTATAATTTCAATAATTGCGTGATAAGGTAATTTGGCATATTTCATCATATATTCACAATTTATTTTTTCATTTATTAAAACTATTCCAAGAATTATTAATAATCCTATTAAATATGGTATAGCTTTTTTTATATAAATTGGATATAAATTATAATATGATAATACAATAACAACGGGTAATGTTAAAGCAGTAAAAACCATATATAATTTATTTGGTTGGAAGAATAGATTTATATCAATAATTATAATTAATAATAATATTAAGATTGTATAAATATTAGGATATTTTTTTGTTATTTTTATGCTGGCTATTAAAATCATAAATGATAGAAAATACCATATACCGTGTATGATATTACTCTGTATTGCTCCGTCTATATGTGTTATATGTGAAAATGTATGAAATATTTCAAATAAAATAAATGCAAAAATCAATAATCTTATTATTGTTGTCTTTGCTTTTAAAAAGAAATAAATCAATATTAAACAAGTTATGAAATTAATAAATGCACTTACTGGTTGTGCAACCCAAGCTTTTTTATTCGGTTCTTCACAAGTATTAAACGGAAAATAAATGTCTGTCATTTTCTCCCTTAAAAGTATTTAAAGTTTTATTATTAATATCCTTAAATATAAAGACATTAGTATTATAATAATCAATGACTACATCAATAAGAATATTAAAATCATTACCCAAGTTGAGTAAATTAAATTATGATAATAAATATATTATAAGTCATACGATTTTTAATAATTATAAATATAATTTTTTATGTTGGAAATCAAAATGTTTATATAATATTTATTTTGATGATTATTCATATAATACAAAAGTATTTGCATTAGATTTTAATATAAATAAAGATATGCTAAAAATTAAACATTTATCTATAAATAATGATGAAAATAAATTAACTGAAAAAGAAACAAAAGAAGTTAAAAAATTTGTTTTTGATTTAATTAAAAATATAGCAATTGAAAAAAATGTTAATATAGTTGTTATTGATGATTTTCATAGTAATTCAAAAAGATATGAAAGTATTATAACTAATCACGATATTAAATGTTATATTAATCCATATTGGATTCAAGCAGAGAAAGCGTTGATTTAAAGATATCCATAAATTATCTTTAAATAAAAAATATGATTATTTTTTATAATGGATAATAATTAATGTTTATATTAAATAAAAAATTTATTTATATTAAAACTAATAGAGATTGGGATTATGAAGAAAAATATAAATATGGCGTAACTCAAGATTTATATAAAAGACTTAATGATTTTAAAGAAAGTTCATCATATAAATTTAATTATGCTTATATATTTGAAATAATTAAAATTGAACCTATTTATTTTACAAGATTTAATTATAAATCTATTGATAAAATTTTTAGTATTTTATTAAGAAAAAATATTAATAAAATTAAAGACTTACCTAATCTTATTGAAATTAAAAAATATCTTGTTAATAATGATAATACTGCTGGTGAAGAATTTATTTATAAATCTGGTATAGAACTTTTTATAAAAATTTTATTAGAAGATTTTAAATTAATAGGTCTTATTATTAAGCAATTAGATATTAATGATGTTAATAATATTAATTATATTATACATTACTATAATTATCACAGTTTGAATTATCAAAATATTAATGATGATATTAATGATATTGATGATAATGATGATAATGATGATAATAATGATATTAATGATAATGATGATAATGATGATAATAAAATAAAACCTTTTGATTATCAAGAACAAATACTAATGAATATTAATAATTTTTATATTAAAAATAATATAGGAAAAATAATTCATTCTTGTGGATTAGGAAAGACAATTACAGCAATATTTATAATTAAAAAATTAGGTTTTAGATTAAATTTAATAGGTGTTCCGTCTATACAATTAAAAGAACAATTTGGAGAAGAAATTAAAAAAATTATAGATAATTCTATTATTATTTATGTGAATAATAATATTACTTTTATTAAAGATTATATTAAAAAATTAAAAATTAATGAAATATTATTTATAATTACAACTTATCATTCCTGTTATAAATTGAAATCTATTCAATTTGATTTTAAAATTGGAGATGAAGCACATCATTTAGTAGGATTAGATAATAATGATGAAAGTACAAAATTTATTGAATTTCATAAAATAATATCAAAAAAAACATTATTTATGACAGCAACTGAAAAAATAATTAATAATAGTTTAAATGAAGTATATTCAATGGATAATGTAAATCAATTTGGAACATTGATTGATGAAAAAACAATTAAATGGGCTATTGATAATAAGAAAATTACAGATTATAATTTATGTTTAATTAAAAATACAAAAGACGATTTATTATTTATTATTAGAAAATTAGAAATTGATGAAAATTATATCAATTTATTTATGTCTGCATATATGGTTCTTAAAATGTTTGAAAAAATTGAAATGAAAATTAGCCATACCTTAATTTATACAAATACTATTGATAGTGCGAATATAATTAAAAAATATATAGATATTATTATTTCAAAAAATATTATTACTGGAATTACTCCAAATAATATTTATAATAAATCTTTACACTCTAAGAATTGTACAAATATTAATAATGAAATTGATGAATTTATAAAAAGTCCTTATTCTATTATTAATTGCGTATATTTGTTTGGTGAAGGATTCAATTTACCTAAATTAAATTCAGTTTGTATTGCTGAAACTATGACAAGTGAAATAAGAATAACTCAATATGCACTTAGACCAAATAGACTTGACTCAAATAATCCTAATAAAAAAGCTGTTATTATGCTCCCTTATATTGATGATGAAAATGATTTTAATATGAAAATTAAAAGAGTTATAACAGATATAGGTTTATCAGATGAATGTATTAAACAAAGAATACAATTATTAAATTTTAAAGAAAATAATAAAAAAGAAATTTTAAATAATCCAATAATTTCAAAAAATTTAAATAATTTTGATTTAATTGAAGATAATGGCGAATTAATGAAAATAAAATTTAAATTGAAATCAAGATTATTTTATAAAGAACAAGATATATATAATGATATGATTAAATTAAATAAACTGTTTAATTATAAATCAAAGGCTGATTATTATAATTCTAAAACTATTCATCAAAATTTTATGGAAAATCCTAAAGAGTATTTTGATAAATATGGATTATGGAAATCGTGGTATGAATTCTTATCAATAAATACTGATAATATCATAAAAACAAAAGAAGACTGGAAAAAAAGATGCATACAACTTAAAATAACATCAATTGAAGATTATTATAAGAAACAAAAAGAAAACGAAGAATTGCCAGAAATACCAGAAGAATTTTACATAAACTTTTCAAATATTCAAAATGAATTAGAACTATTTAAAAAAAGACGATAATTAATTTAAAAGTTCTTTATTTTCAATTATAAGTTTTTTAAAATCATCATGTATTTTTTGTGTATTTCTATTATCATTTAATATTTTTGAAATACTATTTGAAATAGTTTTAATATGATTTTTATCAGTTAGTTTATTTTGATTTAATAAATTAGTATAAATATTTATACTAACATTATGAATTTTATACTGCAAATCTTTATATAATGACTTATTATTAATTGATTTATTTAATAATTTATATAAATTTTCTAAATCTTTATAATAAATTAATTTTTCACTTAATTTATTTATAAGAGTATTTTTCATTATAGTTGAATTTATATTATTATCTATTTTTTGTATAATTTCATCAATTAATATATTTTCATCATAATCATTTTTAATTTTTGCATTAATATAAGTTTTGATTTTATTTATTTCAATTTTTCTATTATTATTTTCATCATTATTATAAATAATTTCCTGAATATAATTAATTAATAATGATAATAAATAATGTTTTTTATATTCAATTTTTATATTATTATTTAATGTTGTATTAAAATATGATTGTTCTATTTTACTAAAAATAATATCATTTTGTGTTTTAATTGATATATTTTCTACATATTCAAATTTTAACTTATTCATAAAGCTTTCAAATATGTTTAAATCTTCATTATATACCCAATTAGGATAATTAGTTATAATTTTATCATAAAAATCTAAAGTATTATTAGTTTTAATAAATTCTGAAAAAATTATAGGGTCTGTTATTAAATTATTATTATCATTAATTCCAATATGATATATAATTTGACTAATATTATTTAATTCTTCATAATTATCACTATAATATTTAAAAACTTTAAAAAATCCAGATTTTGAATTATCTGGATTAAATAATTCATTAGAATTTGAATTATTTGTAGTATAATGATATTTAATTTGAATTATACTATTTAATTTATTACATATATATTTATCAATATCTTCATGACCTTCATATTTAAAATATATATTATTATTATCATTAATATTATCTATAATTAATGATAAAAAATTCAAAAATTGATATTCATAACCAGCAATACTAGGTGTTGCATCTCTTGAATTATTTGACATTTAAATAATATTATTGTTTATTTATTATATCAATTAATTCTTCTTTTTTAAATTTGCTATATCCTTTAATATTAAGTTCTTTACATTTATTTTTAAGTTCTTGAATTGTCATTTTTGATAATTCTTTTTCTTCTTTTATTGATTGTTTTTCTTCTGCTTCTTCTAATTCATCATTATTAATTATTTTAGAAGTATTATTTGAAATAATAGCATCTTTTGCTAATTCTTCTAAATATTCCTTGAATAATTTTTCATCATTTTCAATTAATTCTTCTAATTTCTCAACTTCATTAAATAAAGGTTCTAAAGCAGTAATTAATAATTTGTCTTTTGGAATTTTAATTATCATTGTTCTTAATTTTTCTTTATGTAAATTTCCAATACCTGTTGAATAATTTGCATTTTCTTGTAAATATTGTGTTTTTAACTTAAGAAAATAATATAAATAATCAACATTATAATTATTTATAATATTTAATTGATATAAACCTTCATTAGCTCCTATATCTTTATTAATTAAATAAACTTGACCTAATGCATGATTATTTGATATTTTATTTTTAGAATTTCCACCACACCTAATCATTATTATATATTTTTTACCTATAAAACTTAATTTATTAGTTCTTCCAATTGGATTATTAATTGATGAATTATAATATGGATATTTTCCATTTTTAATAATATCTTTAGAATTTAATTTTCCAGTTTTAATATCAAATATTTTTGAAAATTCTACTTCTTCGCATTCTTCATTTTCAGTAATATGAATAATCTTATTTTTTATAGTTTCTGTTAATTCTTTTAATTTATTTTCATTTTCTTTTTTTCTATCAAATGGAATTGAAATTTTATTAACAATTTCATTTAGTTTATCTTCAGTTTTTGGAATAGGTATTTGAATATTTGATAATAATTCTTTTGTAATAAATTTTATAATAGATCCATTTGAATTATTAATGATATAATTTTTAATTATTAATAATATATAATAAATATAATTAATATTATAAGTATATTTATTAGTTAATACAATAGTACATAATGATGAACTAAAATTATTTTTTTCTAAATGGAAACTAATATTTCCATTTGTACCAATAATTATAGATGCATTATTTTTATAATCAGCCTCATTACATTTTTTTATTACTTCACTTGAAGTATAGAAATTATAAATTCCATCTTCACTTGCAAATGATGCTGGTCGTTTGCTTTTGGGTAAATATTCACAAATATCACCTAATTTGACAATTTTATAATCATCTCCGCATACTAATTCTTTTTTATCATAATCTTTATAATTTAGAGAATATGATTTTTCTCTGATTTCATTAATACTAACATTAGAAATAATTGGATTAGATGTAGAATGAATATCATCTTTATATTCACTTATAATAATATTTCCATTTTCATCTTCTTCAAATTTATCATCTTGAAATTTATTGACAATCAATTCACTGAATGTTATTTCTGTTGTTTTTTCTTCAGTATTTTTAAATATGATTATTGAAGTCTTTGTTGTTGTATTTTCAAATTGATCTGCTGGAACACTGATTACATCAGATACATTAAAATTATTAATCAATACTTCTCTTAATTTTGAATATTTACTATCAAAGAATACACCTTCTTTAAGAACACCACAACAAATACTATCAACTTCTAATAAATCCATTAAAAGAATTAGAGAACACGCTTCTTTGTCTTTAGCATCTAAATTATAATTTCTGCAAAATGCACGAATTCTTCTTGAACAATTATCTTTATTAACTTGCATTTTATCATTTCTTATTTTATCAATTTTATTCAATTCTTCAATTTCTTTTAATTGTTTATTTCTTCTAATAATAATATCTTTGTCAGTTTCTTGTTTAAGAAGTTCTTTAATATAATTTTTAATTTTATCTCTTTTAATTTTATCTTGTGTTTTATTACTTGTAGAACCATATGGTGGATTTGTTATTATATAATTAAATTTTTTATTTGAAAATTCATTTTTAAAAGAATTTTCAACTTTTACATTTGAATCGGCAATAGTATTTCCATTAGTTAAACAGAATAGTTCTAACATAGCAGATTTAATAACATCTTCATTAATATCATAATGATATATATTATTAATTTCTTTACTCCAATCAATATCTGGATTAACTCTATTTATATAATTAATATATTCAGTTGTAAAACCACCACTTCCTCCAAATGGATCAATCATAGTTCCTGATTTATTAATTTTTAGTTTATCAAATATAAATTTTGTAATCCAACGATCTGTAAAATATGCACCTAATTCACTAATAGCAGTTCTATCTCTTCCAATAAAATATTCATATATTTTTCCAGAAAGTAAAACATTACAAGTTTTTTCAATATTAGCTATTGATTGTATTTCAATTATTAATTGTGTATATACATTTGCTACAACTGTTTTAGGTATTTCATAAAATAATATGGATTTAATAGCACTTTCATTAATACTATCTAATATATCAATTGTTAATAATTCATAAATTTTTTCATCTTTACCAGTTTCATTAGAAATTGCTAATTTATATAAATATGAAAATTCACATTGTGGACGTTTAAGATTAAATTTATCAAGTAAATTAAATTGTTCTATTCTTTGTAATCCATATAATAGATTAAATAATTTTAATGCAGTAAAACCATAACCAGCACCTGAATTTCTAATAAAATTATGAATTTCATGTATTTTTTCCTTTAATCCATATCTATTAGTTATAGATGATGATAATTCATCTTTAGTTGTCATTTGTTGTATCATTTTAATTATTATAGTTAAATCATTTTTTATTTATATATACAAACTTATTTTTATTTAAGAATAATTTATTAATGTCTTTAAATAAAAAATGATTATGAAATGTTTAAAGAATTATATTAAAAAATAATGTCAAGAAATTATTATGATATTGTTAATAATAAAAATAAAGAATTAATAATTAAAAAATCTTATACTAGTTCATCTAATCAATTTAATAATCCTATACAAATAACCTATTATTTATTACAAATAATAAATAATAAAAAAGATGATGAATTTTATAATTTTTTTAAGAAATATATATATACTTTTGAATTTAAGAAATATTATATTGCAATTATTACAAATATTAATGAAAAAGATGGAAAAGTTATAATAGATAAAAATTTAAGTCGTTTTAATAAATTTCATAGTGTAATAGATTTTATTGAAAAATGTTGTTATATTTCATCATTACTTGATAATACAGATGATTTTTATAAAGAACTAATTATTACTTCAATAAGTGAAAGTGATAATTATTATAAAGAATTATATATATATTTAATTGATATTCTTAGTATTAGTCAAAAAATCAAAGAAGATGAAGAATTATCAAAATCAAAAGAATCCATTATTATCAATAATAATGAAAAGAAAAAAAAGAAAAAGTCAATTTCAGCTACTGTTAAACGACTTGTATGGAATACTAATATTGGTGAAGATATTGGAAAAGCTAAATGTTTATGCTGTAATTCTACAGATATTACTCAAATGAGTTTTAATTGTGGACATATTATAGCAGAAGCAAATGGAGGTGAAACAATAGTTTCAAATTTAAAGCCAATTTGCCAAAATTGTAATTCAAGTATGGGAACAAAAAATATGCATGATTTTATGAAATCTCTTAAATAATTATTTATATAATAAAGCTAATGAATATATTAAACATAAAAAATAATATTGTTTATATTAATTTAAATAGTTAAATAAAAGAACTACTTTAATAGAAAATAATTTTTATTTTTTTCATATAAACATTATATCAATAGTATTATAAAAAATAATTATTATTTATGTTTGATACTATAACTGCTAATACAACAATAATAGGAAACCCAGGATGTGGAAAAACGCGAACTATTATTAATTATTGTATTGATAATTTTAAAAAAAAATCTGATTTTCTTATTATTACTTTTTCTAATAAAGCTCAAAATGATTTTATAGAAAAAGGTAAAAGAAAATCAGATTTATTTAGTAATTATAATTGTAAAACAGTACATAAATTAGCGTGTTTAATTTCTAAAAATATTAGTAAAAAAACAACTAAAAATAGTTTAAATACGCTTATTTTATCAACGTTAAAATTAATTAAAAATGAAGATATTAGTCATATATCATTCTTAAAAAATTGTAAAATTATTTTTATTGATGAAGCACAAGATATTAACGAAAATCAATATAATTTAATATTAGAAATTTCAAATAAATTAAAAATTCCATTAGTATTAGTTGGTGATCCTAATCAATCTATTTATCAATTTCAAGGTGGTTCTGATAAATTCTTATTAAATCATTCTAATTCTAAACATCAACTTATTAATAATTATAGGTCTTCAAAAGAAATTGTTGAATTTTGTAAATATTTAAGACCTCACGATGATCTCCCTTCTATGGAATGTAAAACAGATATAAATGATGACAAACCATATATTTATATAAATTCAATTGAAGATATTAAAAAACATTTATTAAATGAAATTAATAAAGGCGATTATTCATTAGAAGATATTGCTATTATAGGACCAGTTAAATTATCTAAAAATAATGCTTCCATTGGTCTTCAACAAATATGTAATTTTCTTTCTGATAATAATATTAAATATATTCAATATTATAAAGATGCTGGAAAAAATATATCATTTGATTTAAATGAAAAAATAGAAGTTAAAAAAGACCATATAAATATCTTAACAGCTCATAGTTCAAAAGGATTAGAATTTAAAAAAGTTTTATGTATTAATTATCATCTAAAAACATTTAGCAGAATACCAACAGAAGAAGATTATAATATTTTTAAATATTTATGGTATGTAGCTTTCACAAGAGCTATAAATAAATTAATTATTTATGTTGATGAAGAAAAAGATATTTTTCCATTTATTGAAAAAGTTCCAAAAGATTTATATAATTCTAATAAAAAAATTATTATAAAAAAAATAGAACTTAAAGAGGAAATTAATGATTTATCATTTCCAATTGTAGATACTATAAATAATAATAAATATTTTAATGAAAATAATTATTATAGATTTGAAAATGAATTTAAATATACAACTGAAAAAGAACAACTATTTAAAATAAATGACGATGAAGAAATTTATGAATTTAATAAATACTCTGCTTTATATGGTTGTTTCTTCCAAGAATTATTTAATTTTTATTGGTTTGTAAATAATGAAACAATTGATAATTATATTGATAATGGCATTAGAAAAATTGAAAATATATATTCAATATCATCAAAAAAAGAATATGATAAATATTCTTATGCTATTAGTTTATTAAAAAAGAGAGGATTAATAGATAGTAATAATATCATAAATATAAAATCTATTCAAGATAATAAAAATAAATTAGATGAAATAGAAATAGCATTTTATAATCATATTATAAGTAAAATAAAAAATAAAAATTATATTCAAATTATTATTACTATTGATTTATGTGAATATGATTCAGATTATTATTCATCTTTATATGAATCATTAAAAACGTCTCTAAATAAAGAGGAAACAATTTTTAATATTGTTTTATATAAATATCAAATAGAAAATGAATGTAAAAGATATTTAAAATTTGATTGGTCTAAATATTTATCTTCTATTAATCATTATTATAGATATATAAATAATATTACTATAAATAAACCTGATTATAAATTTGAAGTTGAAACAAGAAATAATCATTTAAATCTACACGGAATTATTGATATATTTGATTATAAAAATAGAAATATAATTGAATTAAAATTTGCTAAAAATATTGATGTCAAATATATCTTACAAGTAATGCTTTATAATAATAATTATTATTTTGAAAATAATATGGAAATTATAAATTTAATGACTGGTATTAAATATACTTATACTTTTATTAATACTCAAATTTTAAATTTTAATTATTATTTATGTGATGTCATTAAAAATAAAATGATAAATAATATTATAATTTTAGATATTGAAACAAATACTATAAATGAAACATTAGATTTTACATTACCAGAAAATGTAGAAATTATTGAAAGATATTTTTATGAATATAATTTTAATTCTATATTAAGTGAAGGATTAATAAAAAATAAGCATAAATTAACAACTTCACATATAACAGGAATTACTGATGATGATTTGCAAAATGAGAGTGATAATAATTATAATATAATGAAAAATGATGTTTTAAAATTTATGAATTATATGGAAAAACCAATATTAATAGCACATAATGGAGAAAGATTTGATTTTCCAATTTTAGAATATTATAATATTATTGATTATAATATCATAAAAAAAATAGATACATTATATAAATTAAGATTATTTATCAAAGATGAAATAAAATCTAATAAGTTAATCAATTTATATAAAATTATATGCAATAAAAATGAAATTCAACAACATAGAGCTAAAGCAGATGTTCGTCTAATAATTGATATATTTAAAAAATTAAATTTGACAATTAAAGATATAATTAGTATGTGTAATTAAATATATAGATGTTAAATATAATAAATCATATTGTAATTAATATGATTTATTATATTTGTGATATTAGTTATATTACTGAATTAGAAATTATTCACAAAAAACTATTAAACGATTATAGAAATATTATAGAAATATTATTGAAATAAAAAAAGATTTAATAGATACATTAAATGAAATTATTAATTCATTATAATAATCATCATTAGTTATTTTATAATAATTGTATATATATATATATATTCTTAATATTATATTTTCTCATTTTCATCTAATTTCATCTTTGTTTTTTTTATTCAAATTTATTATATTTGATATTATAAGAATAGGTAATCTAGAATGTGGAAAAATGTGAACTATTATTAATTATTACTTTTTTTAATAAAGTTCAAAATGATTTTATAGAAAAAAGTTATTAAAGATATTATAATTTAAAATCAATAATATAATTAAATAAAATATATTTATTATAATTATAATGGTTAGAAAAAAAGGAGGAAACGCAATGCAACAACAATATCAAAATCAATATCAAAATCAATATCAAAACCAATATCCAAATCAATATCAATATCAAAATCAAAATCAAAATCAAAATCAATATCAATATCAAAATCAATATCAAAATCAAAATCCAACAAATTATAATGAAATGATTGGAAATACAATGAAGACAATGCAGCCTGTATATGATGTAACAGCATCAATTGGAATAGTATATGCAATATTTAGTGCTGTAATGGCAACTATAATATGTGGAATAGCAATATATGCTGGAGTTTGGGTGAAAAATATGAATTCTGATAAAACAGAAAAAACAATTGGAACAATTACGGAAGCAATTTGTTCTAATACAAAAAATGATAAATCATGTATAGTAACAATTAATTATAAAGTTAAAGATGTTGAATATTCAGTATCAACAACAACAACTATAGTTAATAAAGGACAAACACTAGATATATTTTATGATCCAAATAATCCAAATAATTTTTCAATTTCAAATAATACAACAAATACTATTGGATGGATTATAATAATTATAGCTATTATAATATTATTATTATCTTGGGGGTGGTTCATTATGACAATATTTTTTAAACCAGTAGCAGCCGCTACAGGTGTTGGAGCTGTTGCAGATGCTATTATACCTAATTATTAATTTTAATTTAAGAATATAAAAAAAATTTAATAAAATTAATAATAATCATTATAATCATATTCATCATTATAATCATCATTAGTTATTTTATAATTATTATCTCTATGTTCTAGCATTTTAGTAGTTGAATTAGATACTGAATAATTATAAATATTCTTAGTATTATATTTTCTTAATTTCTCATCTTCGTCTAATTCCATCATAATCATCTTTGTTTTTTTTAATTCAAATTTATTATATTTGATATTATTATTGTGAAAATATCCAGACTTAAATTTGCGAAACATTGTTTATATTAATAATCTTTATATATAAATTAATCATTTTTTTTTATATAAAGATTATTAATATAAATAAGATGAAATATAATGATTATTGACGATTATTTGAATTATCTTAATGAATTTAGAATGAAATATGGAGAAAATACTATCGTGATGATGCAAGTGGGTTCTTTTTTTGAATTATATGATATTGATATAAATTCAAAATATTTATATAAAATTGCTGATATTTGTAATATTCAAATTTCTAAGAAAAATAAATCAATTTTAGATGTTTCGCGTAGTAATCCAATAATGGCAGGATTTCCATTATATGTTCTTAATAAATATATTCAATTAATTATTCAAAATAATTATACTGTTGTCTTAATAGAACAAGTGACAGAACCTCCAGAACCTCAAAGAAAAATAACTGAAATTATTAGTCCTTCTACTAATATTAATATTAATTCTAAAAAAAGTAATTATATTATGGTTCTATATTATGAAGAAATTAATAATCTTCTTATTACTGGTATTACTGGTGTTGATTTAACAACAGGACGTTCTTTCATTTATGAAAATGGAAGTTCAAAATCAGATCCTCAATATACATTAGATGAATCATATAGATTAATAACAACTTATAATCCTTGTGAAATTCTTATTCTTTCTGATGATGAGGTTAAAGATGAAACAAAAAAGAAAATTCTTAATATCATTAATAGTAATACGAATTCAGCACTTATTCATAAGAAATGGAATAATTATGAATTAAATTCTCATATGAAGAAGATTGACTATCAAAATAAAATCTTGGAAAAATCATTTATCAATAAAACAATGCTTTCTATTATTGAATATCTCAATTTAGAAAAATATTCATTAGGTCGTTTGAGTTTCTGTTGTCTCCTTCAATTTGCATATGAACACAATAATGATATTATCAAAGAACTTAAAATACCTGATTTATTAGATAATAGTAAAAACCTCTCAATTGAATATAATAGTGCTTTACAATTAAATATTATTTCTACTAATTCTAATGAAAAACCATTAATTGACATCTTAAATCGTTGTAATACTGCTTTTGGTTCCCGTATATTTAAAGAAAGATTTTTAAATCCTATTAATAATAAAAAAGAATTAATTGATAGATATAATAATATTGAAAAATATTTTGATAAATATAAAGAAATTAATAAGTTCTTAGTAGGTATTATTGATTTAGAAAGAACTAAACGAAAAATGATTTTAAAGAAAATTAATCCTTGTGAATGGGGTAGTTTTGCTTCTTCCTTAGAAAATGCTATTGAGGTATTTAAACTTACTGAACCAGATATTAATATAAATGTTAAAAAAATAATTGATAATTATTCAATTTTAAATTTAGATGAATGTTCTAAATATAATGCAAATGACATAAAAACAAATATCTTTAATTATGGTATTTATAAAGACTTAGATGATTTAAATGAAGATTATAAAAATGCCTATAATAAAATTGTTAGTATCTCATCTTCAATAAGTAATTTAGGAGATACATTATCTAAAATTGATTATAATGATAGTGAAGGTTATTATATTACTATTACTAAAAAAAGATTTGAAACAGCATATAAAATTGATAAGAAATTTATGGATAAATTTGAGAAGAAATTATTAAATACTAATAATACTTATAAATTAACTTCTAATGATATTAAAACAGCATCTAATATCATTAGAAAAACTCAAACTGATATTAATTTAATTGTTGCTAATAAGTATTATGATTTTATTATTGATTTTTATAATAAATCTTCAAATGACTTAGATATAGTAATTAAAAATTTAATAGATATTGATATTACTTGTTGCAATGCTAAAAATGCCGTTGAATATCGTTATTATAAACCTTCAATTGACCTAACAACAGATAATTCTTATATTAGTGCGGAAAATCTACGACATCCAATTATTGAAAGAATATCAACAGATATTGAATATATAGGTAATGATATTGATTTAAATCAAAATGGGATATTATTATATGGAATTAATGCTTCTGGTAAAAGTTCATTTATGAAGGCAGTTGGATTGGCGATAATTATGGCACAATCTGGGATGTATGTTCCAGCAACTAATTTTAAATTTAATCCATATAATCATATTATGACTAGAATTTGTGGAAATGATAATATTTATAAAGGTATGAGTAGTTTTGTTGTTGAAATGACTGAATTACGAAATATTATTCAAAGGGCAGATAAGAATAGTTTAATAATAGGTGATGAAATATGTTCTGGGACAGAGGCAATTTCTGCAGTTTGTATTGTTAGTTCTGCAATTAATGAATTGATAGAGAAAAAAACATCATTTATTTTTACAAGTCATTTGCACGAATTACCAACAATATCAATAATAAAAGATAGACCTGAATTAAAAATTTATCATATGCATATAGAAATTAGGGATGATAATACGATTATATATGAAAGGAAATTAAAAGAAGGTCAAGGTTCAAATATTTATGGCATTGAGGTTTGTAAATCATTAGATATGCCTATAATGTTTATGAATAATGCGGAAAAAATAAGAAAAGAATTATTAGGTATTAATGAAAAATTAATAGAAACTAAAAAATCTAATTATAATTCTTTATTATATATGGATATATGTCAAATTTGTAATAAAAATAAAAGTGAGGAAACTCATCATATTAATTATCAATCTTTAAGTGATAATAATGGATATTTTGAGAATTTTCATAAAAACTCTAAACATAATCTCGTTAATATTTGCAAAGAATGTCATGATAAAGAACATTCGGGAATTATTAATATTGAAGGTTATAAACAAACAACAGAAGGAATTATATTAGATGTTAAATTTAATACAACAGAAGATGAAAAATTAATGACATATATAAAAAAAGGGAGAAATAATTGGTATAGTAGAAAAGCTAAAAATCATAAATTTAAAATTACAGAAGAACCTGAAATTATATCATTAATAAATAAATATACTAAAAATAAAAATTGTAAAGAAATACCTGAATATTTATATATTTATTTATATGATCCATCTATATAAAAAAAATTTGATTTTTTTTATTATAAGTTTATAAACAAAATTTATAAAAATGCTGTTTATAAATGTATATATGATTGAACCTGCGACTGCATCATTGGCAGTATATTTATTAACAAAAACTAATAGAATTAATCCATATGTATTAAAAAGACGTCCATTTCATTATAAAAAAAATTATGTAAATGGATTTATAAAAATAAACATACAGTTATAGATGTAGGTATTGATGAATTAGCAGATCATATATTTGATATATCAAATAATATTCATATTCCATATCCTACAATACCTATTATTATATATTCACTACTATTATTAATTTTTATGTTCTTATAAAATAGTAGAATAATTATTTATGAGTAGTAGTAAAAAAAAAATAAGCGATGAATTAGAAGAAAGGGAAAAGACATGCAATGATATTATTAAATATGAATATGAACGACCATTAAAAAATCCATATGAATATGATGATTTTGATTCATTTCAAAAAGAAAATCCTTTTGATAAAACTACTAATTGTAAAGTTTTAATACCTGATAATGAGGAAGAAATTATAACAGATAAATATAATAGATATTATAAAGATATTTATACCCCTGCTAGATGTAAAACTGCGAATGGGTTTTGGGTTGGTTCAACTGTAAATAGAAATAATAATTATGAGAAAGGCAATTGTTGGAAAGATGAAGAAGATGCTGAATGTGGAGGATTATTAAATAATTATAAATTAATTCGTAAGAAAGATTATCAAGATGGCAATGTTTCAAGAGAAGAAATAAAATCGGCAAGAAGTAAATGTGAAGTTAATCCTAAATGTTATTTTAAGAGAATTAGTGAATTTAAACGTGATTGTGTTTCACGAAAAAGAATTACATTTGATGAAACTGAAACTAGTAATAAAAAACCTAAAACTGAAAGTGATAAAAGTAATATATATAATTTAATTGATATTGATAATATTGAAAAATCATTAGAAGAATTTTATTCAGGAATAAATGCACCTAAAACAGTTGAATTAATAGGAAAAGGGAATAGATGTGTTGATAATTATATTAATTCAGTATCTTCGCAATCTAAAAGTAAATCTAAAAGTAAAGATAAGAAAGAAATATTTGTAGATACAGATATTATAGATGAAAATTTAGAATCTAAAATGGATTATTTAAATGATGTTATTAAATTGGAACATTTATATGAAAAAATAACATTAGAAGAATTTGAATTTAAATATTTAAATTATTTCAAAGAATATATACAATATTTATTAATAAACTTAGATCCAAATGATAAAGATAATGAAGATATATTTATGTTATATATTGAAGATATAACTAGTAAAAATTTTAAAAAATTTATTGATGACTATAATAATTATATTAAAGTTTTGAAGGAGATATTTAATGTTGGATATAAACTAAATATACCAAATGGAGAAAATAAATATTATTATAAATATGTATCTTTATTATATAATAAATATTTTCCAAGATATTTTGATAGTTATATAGAAGATGATAAGAACCTAATTAAAAATTATAAAATAATGCATATATTATTTATTAGATATTTAATACTATCATTAAATCCAAATAAGAATGAAGATTTTTTAAAATTATATATGTATGATAAATCTAAATCTAAATATAGTAATTTTTTAAAATTATATAATGAAGGTTTATTATTTGAATATTCTGAATATTTTCCCGATTATTTTAATTTAGATATTGATGTTTATATTAATAGAATAAAGAAAAATTATTATATATATTCACGATATATAATTTCAAAAACAGATCCATTAAAAGAAGAAAATCAAGAGAGATTACTATATTTTGTTAATAATAGAGATCCTGAATTATTAAAAGAATTTATAGAAGAATATAAAAAATTTAATATTGGAACAGCTGAACCATTTAGTTATTATGAGATGTATCATACATATTTTACAAATTTCTATCAATATTCATTAGATTTAGATTTTATTTATTATATTAAAAATAAGATTTATCAATTAGATCCTAATTTTAAAATAGATTATGACGAATTAGAAAAATACATCAGCGAACCAAAATTAATGAAAGAATTTAAGATAAATTATAATTTAATTTCTAAGAATGCTAATTATGATAGTGAATTATTAAAATTACATAAAAAATATTTCCCTGATTATTTTAAAAATATTGAAGAAAAATATAAACTATCATCATCATCTTATGCAAGTTCTTCATCAACACCTGTTATTTCTTCTGTTTCATCTGCATCATCTATAAAACCTCCAAAACTTCCAACTGTTCCTCAGTCAATAATTAATAATATTTGTAAAACTATACATCATAAAAAGTTAGATAAAAGAGGTATGTTAATATGGCATTCAACTGGGAGTGGTAAAACTTGTACTGCTACTGCTATAATGGAAGGTTTTTGGGGTACTGATATGGATATTATTTATTGTAGTAAAATAGAAGCTTTAACAAGTAATCCGCCACCAACATTTTATAAATGTGCGAGTGATTTATTTCCAAGATTTGCGGGTAAATCAATTACTGAAATGGAGAAAGAGTTTAAAAATATAAGATTTTTATCATTTGCCAAATTAGCAAATAGAATTGAAAATAAAACAATTAATTTAAATAATTGTATTTTAATTATTGACGAAGTTCATAATTTATTTAGACCATTACCAAATCAAAAGAAACAACATCAATATTTAGAAAAATTATTATTAAATGATAGTAAATATCCTAAATTAAAGGTTTTTATATTAACAGCAACATTAGGAGATAATCCTGATGAAATTATGAAATTATTAAATATAGTTAAAAATAATAATGTTCCTAAAATTGAATATGATGATATTTTTAATGAAGATTTATTTAAACAAAAGATAAGAGGTTTAATTTCATATTTTGATATGTCTAGTGATAGAAGTAAGTTTCCATTAGTTATAGATAATGAACCTAGATATATTAATATGTCAAATAAGCAATTTGAAGCATATATTGAAAAATATAAGGAAGTGAAAGAAAGTCATAAAGATTATAATAAACTAGCAGAAGCAAATTCATTAAATAAATATTGGATGGCAGCACGTAAATATTCAAATATGCTTTATAATTTTGAAAAAGGAACTACATTAGATATTTTCAGTCCAAAATTAAAAGAATTAATAGAAAATGTTTCAAAGTATCCGGATGAAAAACAATATGTATATTCAGCATTTTATGAAAATAGAGGTTATGGAGGACAAGGAATTTTAGCAGTTGCTTTAGAATTAAAAAAGAAAGGATACGAACAATTAACGCCAGATGAAGCAAAGAAAATTTATCAAAATCCAACAGATAGTAATAAAAAATTAAGATTTATTTTAGCAATTACTACTCAATTAGGAGATGATAAAGGAAAGGCATTAAGTGAAATGGTTAATTTATATAATGCCCCTTTTAATAAAAATGGTGAATTCGTTCATTTAATTTTAGCATCTCAAAGTTTTAATGAAGGATTAGATTTAAAAGGTGTTCGTCATATTCATATTTTTGAACCATTAATAACATGGGCTAGTGATAAACAAACTATAGGAAGAGCTGCCCGTAATTGTTCCCATAGTGATTTAAGATTAAAAGATTGGACTGTAAATATTCATAGATATATAAGTAATTTTCCAGAAGAAATAGCAAAAGATGAAGGGAAATTATTAGAATTGAAAAAATTATTAGAAGATAAATCAAGTATTTTAGATACTTATGCTATTGACTTAAAAGACGAACAAACAAAATTAAAAAATGCTAAAGCTAAAATAACTAAACTAACTAAAGATAAAAAAAAATCAAAAGATGAAATTAAAATGGAAGGTGATAAATTAAAAGAAGAAATAGATATATATACATCAAAAATTAATGAAATTAAAGAAAATATTTCTACTGTTAAAAATGAAATAAAAGAAATTAATAAAGAATTAAAAAATTATGATGATGAAAATGTAGAAGAAGGAAAAGGAAAAGGGAAAGGGAAAAAAAAGAAAGGAATTAAATTAGATGCTAAAGGTGTTGAAAATATTGATAAATTTATATATAAACAAGCAGTAGAAAAAATGAAAGATATATTATCATTATATCAAATGATGCAAGAATCAGCGGTTGATTGTTTAATATTAAATGATTTTCATAAGAAAGGTAATAAAACTATTAATTGCACAAAATATTAATTTCTATATGGTGGAATTGGATATATTGGATTATGTATATCAAAATTACTAGAATTTATAATAATATCATTACAATTATTTATAATGATAATTCTATCAAGTTCATCAAATCTAGTTTTTAATGGAATCATATTCATTTTATAATTTCTTTATTTTTTTCATTAGGCATAATACCATATGAATAAATCAATGGAAAAGATGAATAACCATCCGCTACTTTATGATTAAAATAAATAGGATATTGAGTAATATTTGTTGTTCCATAATAATCAAATAATTTATTTATTTTTTCAATTATCATTAATTCAGCTAATGGTTTTAATTCATATCTATTTTTTCAATAAATTTAATATTATTGTCATAACTATTAATTCTTTTTATCGCTATTTTTGAAATAAATGGAATTAATATAAATAATTTATATTTTTTAATGTCAATATAATTACATATTTGAGAACCTGAATAACTTGTATCATCCGCAATAATTATAGGATAATTACTATCAAAATCAGTAATCTTATCACTAATAGTAATTATATATTTATCATTATTCTTAATAAATTTTATTAATTTATTAATAACCCAATAATTGGATTTATTAATATTATTTTTCAGGATTAAAAAATTATAGTTGTATAATATCATTATCATTAAAATAATCTAACATTTCTTTTAAAGAATTTAATAAATATTCATTAAATTTATTTATAGATATATATTCAGTTTTATTTAAAAATTCTTCAACAATATCTTTAATATTAATATCATATTTTGAAAGCCAATTTTTTTTAAAATTTTCATTAAAATTATATTCCATTTTTTTATAAGATTTTTATAAAAATAAAAATCCATTTTTTTAAAATATTACTTTTATATAATGATTATATACGATTGTATTATTATAGGGACAGGTCCTGCTGGTTTAACATTTGCTACATTGGCAGATAAGAATGAAAAGATAATGATAATTGAAAAAGATGCAGTTATTGGTGGATGTCATAAGGTAAATAGACAGAAATATGAGAATGAATATTATTTTTGCGAACATGGTCCAAGAGTTTATATTAATAATTATGTAAATTTTAAAATGATATTAAATAAATTAGGTGTAAAATTTAAAGATTTATTTATAAGAAATAAAAAAACAACATTAGAAACATTATATGATGATGTTATTAAAACTAATATTTATAATAATAATGAAAATTTAAGTTTAATGAAAGAATTCCTAAATTTATTATTTGATCCAAATTATGCAAAAAACCTTTCAATGAAAGAATATCTAATTAATAATAATTTTAGTAAAAAAGCAATTGATTATACTGATAGAACTTGTAGAATTATTGATGGCGGTGATATTAATAAAATTTCTTTAAATACATTTCTACATGTTATGAATGAGACATTATTATATAATACTTATCAACCGAGAATGCCAAATGATGAAGGTTTGTTTTATATATGGAGACGTTATTTAAAACAGATAGAAATAAAATTAAATACAACAATTACAAAGATAGATGAAACAGATTCAATAATTACATTAACATCAAATAATGAGAATAAATATTATACAAAAAAATTAATATTGGCAATTCCCCCTGAAAATCTTAATAAAATTTTAATAAATTCATCTTCTAATATTAATACTATTAATGATTTAGAATTATATGTGAATAATACTAAATATAATGAATATATATCTATAACTTTTCATTGGAATTTCAAATTTGATATAGAAACAGTAAGTTTTGTAAATAATAGTGATTGGGGAATTACTAGTATTATATTAAGCGATTATATGAAATTTAAAGAAAATAATTCAAAAACAGTTATAAGTTGTAATATAACATTAACAGATAATAAAAGTAGTATTATTAATAAAACAGCGAATGAATGTAAAGATAAGAATGAGATTATATATGAAACTTATAGACAATTAAAACAAATTTATAAATCATTGCCAATTCCAACATTAGCATTTATAAATAATTATTATTATAATGGAATATGGAAATCAAACGAAACAGCATTTTTAAAAACACCTAATAATAACTATTTAAGAAATAATAAATTAACTGATAATATTTATTTATTGGGAACTCATACAGGTAATTCAAAAGTTCATTTTACATCAATGGAATCAGCAATAACAAATGCTATTGAACTTGTTAATAAGATATATAAGACTGAATATAAAATAAAACGCCCTTATACAATTAAAGATGTAATTATAATATTTATATTTATATTAATTATTATTATAATTTTATTTATTATAAAATATTAATACAAATAATGGCAGATAATAAGGATGATGAAGTAATTGTATTAATTGATGATGAAGGACAAATACCTAAACTTAAAGCAGATTTTGTTAATATTTCAACATCAACACCAACGTCAAGAGATGATAAATTATTAACATTATATGAATTTAATGATAAAAAAAATAATGGTTCTCAAACAGACACAAGTGATACAATAAATGATATTAATTATAGAAAAGATAAATTATTAAAAAATATTAAAGATAATAAAAAAAAAATTACTACATCTTTATATATAATATCCGCTAAATATGATTTAATTTATTTTAGATATAATCGCATTTCATTATTAATATTGATAATATCAACTTTAACAACATTTATTGAAGCTATAAGATTAATATTAATTAATTATAAAAATGATATTGAAGACGAAAATCTAAAATTATATCAAAATAAAGGTAATACAACAGATATTATTATTAAAACTTCTGGTGGTATGTCATCAGTTATATCAAAATATGAAATATCATTAATTATTAATACAATTACATTAGCATTAGGTACATTATTAACGATATTAAGTTCAATTGTTAAATTTAGAAATTATCGCGAAAATATGGAAAAACTTAAAAATATACATGATATATTATTTAATTATAAAATTATGTATAATAAACAAAAAGATTTAATTGATTATTTCTGTTTATCAAATAATTATAGTCCAGAAGTATTTGATAAGATTGTTGAAAATGTTGAAAATATTAATAAAGAAATTAAAGATATTAATATTTTTGAAAATGTTCGTATTAAAGATATTATTAAATTTAATCGTATTAAAGTTAAACATGATATAGAATTGAAACAATTGGCAAATAAAAGAGAATTAGAATTTTTGAAATTAACTGTTGCATCTACTAAGAATAAATTTATATATGAAAATCAAAAAAATAATATTTCAGATTATGAAAAAAATAATAAAAACTATTGTTTTTAATTTGAATATGCTAAACCACCCATACCTGATAGTATGCGTAGAACATTATAATTAACTGTGAATATATATATAGTGCCACTTACACTTGAAGCAACATTTAATACAGCTGTATCAATGCGAGACATATTTAGAGTTCCTGATGGTTGATGTTCTTCTGGTTTTATAGCGAATGAATAACTATTAATACCATTATTAAAAATATTTGGGGTATTTTCGTGATGTTGATAAGGTTGAACTAGATTAAAATAATTACCTCGGCGTTCAGCAAAACGATCATTACCATTTAACTGTATCTTGGCAAGTGTTACAGGATTTTTAGAAATAGCATATTGATTATCTCCTGTGCGATCGGTGAAATTATTCCAATAAGGTTTAGCAACTTGATTAGAAGTAGTGCTAGTATAATCCGGTTTAATAACCCATATTAATTCCTTACAAGGATGATTAAAATTCATACGAATACTTTTCATTGAATTCGTTGAATTACCAGCAATTGTATCAGAACCTGTAAATTGTAATTGTTCTATTAAATATTCGTGAGATAGTTGAGCGAAACGGCGTCGTTCATCGGTATCAAGGAAGATATAATCAACCCATAGAGCAGATGCAGTTAAAGTTAATTTATCAGTGACACCATTTAAGTTTGAATTTGCAGCTTTATCAGCATCTAAAACTGTATCTCTATTAGCACCTCCAATATTAGCAAATGCACGATCAGAATAATTTCTACCTGTATCAACCATATTAGATAAAGATTCAAATTCAATATTAATTTTAACTTCGTGATATTGAAGAGCTATTAAAGGTAAAGCTAAACCAACATTGCGACAGAACCAGAATTCTAATGGTACATATAATGAATAAGATTGTTGAGCTTCTAATAATATAGAACGATTATATTTATCACCACCAACCATTAATTTATATCCATCACGTTTTCCTGCTGGAAGTGAAAGTTCATTCCATATATATAACCATTCTGAATAATGTTTATCTATTCGCTGACCTCCAATTTCAAGTTCAATAGTTTTTAATAATTTTAATCCAAAATAAGGAACTAATGCTATAGCTTTATTAAATTTTTCGTTTGCTTGGTCGGATCCATTTGTATTATTTAAAGTTCCTACGAAATAGATACGATTAATTAAATCACCATTACGAGTTATTTGGCAGGTTACACGAGAACCAAAAGCAGAAGTTCCATTAAAAGTTTGTTCTATCGCTTCTAATGCGAAATTAGTATGTCGGCGATATGCAACTTTAAAAAAAGTAATTTGAGGATTACCAGTTAAATAAACATCCTGAGCACCATAAGCAACAA